CTCAACGAATTCTAAACTAACAACTACAAAGTCCAGAACAATGCTTGCAAAGCAGGAATCTGAACAGTATCTTCTATGCTTTTAATAGAACGAATACTGCTTTCAATATCATTAATGGCATCCTCTGTTAAGCCATATCTATTAATCAAGTAACCGTTATATGCAGAGTGGTCATCTTTCCCTGAAGACCAAACTCTACATTTATCGGTATATTTGTTATACTCAGTTGCCTTACCGCTAACTCCAAGTTCAACCATCTTCTTTCCTAATGTTTCAAAAATGGATAAACCAGAAGCCCAAGCTAACAAACACATACCTTTTGAAAAACACAATTCTAATGCTAATTTATGTTGTGCTTCTACAGACAAATTATCAGGTATTTTCAAAGACCAAGAGATACTTTGGAAGACTCTAGCAGGTATCCTGGTCATTCTAACATTATAGTTAGAATCCCAGAAGAAATGGCAGGATAAGAAATCCATTTCTTCGATTGGCCCAAATTTTATAAATTTACAAACTTGACACAATCCGTGTATCTTTAACTCTTGTTCCATCGCAAAGAGTGATGCTACAACCTTTAATAAGGTATCCACGAAAATAGCATTAATAAAAACAAAACATCATCTCCTTTAACAAGGAGTCCGAATTTAATAATGCCAGCAACATGAAAAGTATATCTCCAATATGCTATCATGAGAATTGTATTTCCAAGAGTAGTCCAGCCGTCTCCTGAAGCTCGACCACTAATTTGGTATTTAAATCCTCCACGTCCAACACTAACATTGAGTCCAAGTGACTCTTTCAAAATTCTTGCAAAATCTTCATAGCTCAAGGGATTGAGCAAGTACACATTATGGTGGTTAGCACCAGCCAAAAAGAGTTCATTCATTAAAGCATTCATTCTTCTCCTTTGTGTCATGTCAAATCCACTTCCATCGGCAGCACCAAAAATAGCATTTTGGATATCATAAAACATGGTCTCAACTTTTGAAGAGATTTGAGGCCAGTTTGCACTTCCACAATATCCATAAATGTATAAAGATGCAACTTTCTCAAAAACAGCTATAATAGGGTTGGCCAAGATTTTCTTAACAACAGAGGGTCCAGAGATTTGTCTTTCCTTGGACTTATTAATCTTAGTGTCTTTCAATTCCTCTTCAATTTCAGTAAATTGAATTTCAACTTTAGGAAAGGAATCATAAACTTTGGTATCTCCACTTTTCCAGTTTTCCTTAGTCATTTCGGCTCTCACGGTTTTCTGATATTTATCAGGGTACTCAGATAACCAATCATCAACATTTATCTTGATAGGGCCATACTGATCTAGCCCATTAAGGAATTCTGGTATAATAACTCGCCTAAACCAATCTTCAAATTTTCCAAATTCAATTGGATCCTCGGAGATCTTGTTAGAACAAGCTCTCAAACTAGCTGCTAACATAGTTCTCTTACAACTGTGGATCACCGTACTTTCGGTATAACGAGGGTACTTTATCTCTGCAAACATCTTGGTCGCCCCAGACTTATGTCTAGCGTCACAAGCAACATTCTTAATGGTTTTAAGAGTTCCCCATTCAGG